TACGAAGGCGACCTGGTCTTCAAGAACCAGGTCGGCGCGCTCACCGGTTCGATCACCTGGACCATCGAAGACGCCACCGATGGTTCCGGCACAGGTGCCGCCGGCATCACGCCGAACGAAGGCGCCTACGCCGCCGGTGCCGCGAACCAGGTGCAGAAACGCACGGTGAATGCCGGCGCGACGCGCGGGTGGGTGCGCTGTGTCGGAACCATCGTCACAGGTCCGGCGTTGGTTGCCGTCAGCATCATGGCGCATCCGAAGTACACATCCTAAGAGGACATCCAACATGCCAAGCGTGACATCGGATTCGGCCACCGGTCTGCGGACATTCGGCATATCGCCGGACTCCTCCGCGGCGGCGAATTCGGAGTCAATCCAGTCTGCACTGAATCACGGTGGGTTGGTACGGATTTCAACACCCGGGGTTTATCTGCACGACGAAACGCTTGTTCTTTTCAGTCACACCACTCTAAGCCTTGGATCCGGTGTCATACTGCGAAAATCTCCCGGATCGAATAGGATGTCGATCAAAAATGCGGCATTTGATTATGTGTCTGCATCGATCTCGTCATTCACTGCAGCTGGCGATATCGGCACCGTTACGCGCACGGCTCATGGCCGCAGTGTGGGAGACTATGTAGCGATAGAAGGCGCGACAATGTCCGGATACAATGGCGTGTACCGCGTCGAGACAGTTCCGAATGCCGATACCTATACGGTGAAATTACCGATTACGCCGGACGTTACCACCGCGACTGGCACGATGATCGAATATACCGCAGATCAGGACATCTCGATCATTGGTGAAGGTGTGATCGATGCCAATGGCGCAAATCAGACTCCGCAAGGAAACAACAACGACCACGGTATCATGATCGTGCGTTGCGCACGGCCGCACGTCGACGTCAAGGTCAAAAATCCGCGAAAATTCGCGTATCTTTTTGGCAATTGCCGGGACATGACAACCGGCGTTCTCAAAGTTCAGAACGATTACTCAGACGGGATCCATCTTTGGGGGCCCATCATCAATGCCGACATTGGCGGGCTGATGGGTTATACCGGGGACGATTTCTTCGCCATTACTATGGGAGAATACGCAGCCTACGAAATGTTCCGTGGGGACGTGTACGGTGTCCGCATCGGAATCCTTGGAGGACGCACTGCGCTCGCTGGTGTGAAAATCGCCGGAAACTCGCCTTTTTCTTGCAAAGATGTTCGCATCGATAAATTCCGCATGTATTGCGGTAATAATTCTTTCGCCATCACGACGGACACGAACCTGACTCAAACCAATGTCGGTTCTGTGCATGTCGGGGAATATGAGGAATTGAATCCTGCGGCGAATAAGGGTGGGGTGTTCGTGAACACCGCATCCGGAACCACGGTGGTCGACTCCGTGACTATCGACCATGTGTACATGCGGCTTCCTGCGAACGTGAATTGGGCGCTTTTCTATACCGGTAATGTGAACGCGACACTAAGACGCGCATCAGCTCCGGATTTGGATGTAAAAGGCCCGACGGCCGGAGTTACCGCTGCGCCGCGAATCGTGCGTCAGGTTGGCCCGCTGAGTGAATTGCATATCGGCGGGAAGGTTGAGAATTTTCATTCGGTCTGGGATCACGATTCGGCCGGATCTGAAACGGGTCAAAGGATTTATTCTAATGGATTGCGGCAGATCGGATGCAACGTCGGCGTCGCGTTCCGGCGGAACATGAACGTATACGCGAACGGTTGGTCTCTTGAGTCCACCGGTACAGCCGCCTTCTCCGCCGGTTCCGGCACGTTAACTCTTGTTGGTGATGTGCATCCTGAGGCCGCCGGTAAACATGCGAATCTGTCTGGTACCGCACGCATTATACCCTTCACGGATACGTTGGAAATCGATGGCGATTTTGTAACTGCCGCTAAAAACGCGAAGTTCTGGAATAACGATAGTGCATGGTCTTTAGGGTCCGGAACCGATAAGACAGGTTTCTACGGCTATACCGGCTCTGCTTGGACCAAGCTCTTCGGTCCGGCGTAATGTTTCGCTATGCCCCAACGATCGCGCCAACCCCGATTGTCGGTAGCGCGAATTACAATCTGTCAACCGGCGATGTGCTTTTGGCATCCGGAAAGATCGGCAGTACTGGCGGTGGGTTCATCGGGTCGCTCGATATTGGTGTGAAAGGACGTGATTCTGTCCATTTGGCCTATGACGTCGTTTTCCAGGATGATTTCGAATGGATAAAGGGTGGTAAACTTCCTGGACTTTCTGGGGGTCGTACTGATTTCGGGCCAAATCTAAAACCTGATGGTGCAAACGGCTTCAGCATACGCCCTCTGTTTGGTCCTGCTGGTCCAGCTGTCTACGTCTATGACATGGCGGCGGAGATTTATGGTCGGATATTCCCCGGCAAAATCCCAGCGGAGACTGGCAGGCATCGCATCGAGCTACAAACAGTTCTCAACACACCAGGATTCGCCGATGGTATTGCGCGCCTTTGGGTCGACGGTGATCTTGTAGTCAGAGCCGACGGTTTAAAATTTCGTACCAGTACCGCCCTTACGCTGGATAAATGTTTCTTCTGTCTTTTCTATGGAGGAGGCGACGCTAGCTATGCGCCGACAAGAGATCACATAGTTAGAGTTGAACGCATGATAGCGGCAGAAGGATATATCGGTTAAATGATTGAAGATCTCAATGAATTCATCACGACCGAGGACTTCGGCATCGCCGCGACGCTGGATGGCAACCCGGTGACAGTGATCCTGTACCGCGAGTATACCGAGACGGTGATCGGGGAGATCGGGTTTCAGAGTGCTGCGACGCGCGCGCTGGTCGTGTCCGCGAACGCGCCGGCGGCGGCGCAGGGCCAGTCCCTGGTGGCCGGGGCCGTCACCTACAAGGTGATCGCGGTCGAGGTCGATCCGCCGGACGCCGGACAGGGATTCACCGCCCTGCGGCTGGAGCGGCAGTAATGGCCGATCACCTGCGCCGCCAGATCCGCGAGCGGATCGCGACGGTGCTGACCGGGCTCACCACGACCGCCGGGCGGGTTTACCAGACGCGCCTGTATCCGGCGGCCGACGCCAATCTCCCCGGGCTGACGATCTACACGCTCGAGGAGGAATCCGAAGTCCAGACGCTGGCCGAACCGCGCCGGCTGGAGCGCCGGCTGCAGCTGATGGTCGAGGCGCGCGCCAAGGCGACCGCCGACCTGGACGACGTGCTCGATGGCATCTGCAAGGAGGTCGAGATCGCCCTGGGCGTTGCCGCGGCGCTGTCTTCGTTCGCCAAGGAATGGAACCTGTCGCGCACGGAGATGACGTTCTCGGCCGAGGGCGAGATACCGGTCGGGGTCGCCGCCATGCAGTGGACTGTCATCTACTCGACCGCGGAGAACGCGCCCGACGTCGTTTATTAACAATCGCATCTGCCGTTCAACCCTGCCCGCCGCGCGCGGGCTTTTTTGTGCGCACAGGAGACTGACCCATGCCATCCACAGCAATTACCGCCCAGCGCAGCGTGTTGCGCGTCGAGACCGCGTCGGCGGCGACCAAGGCGATCACCGGCGCCACCAATGCCAGCCCGTGCGTCATCACGGCAGTCGCCCACGGCTATTCGACCGGCGACATCATCAAGATCGCCAGCGTCGGCGGCATGATCGAGCTGAACGGTCGCGCCTATGTCGTCACGAACCTGACGACCGACACCTTCTCGCTGAACGGTGTAGATTCCACCGACTACGGCGTCTACACCTCCGGCGGCACGGCGGCGAAGAAAACCATGACGGCCATCGGCAACGTCAAGGATTTCGACATCCAGCCGGATGAGCCGACGGAAATTCCCGTGACGAATCTCGCCAGCACGCGGCTGGAGTTCCGCATCGGCCTGGCCGGCTCGTGGAACATGACGGCCGGCATGGACATCGACACCGCCGATACCGGCCAGGCCGAGCTCAGCGCCGCGCAGGACGACGGTCTCGACCGCGTGTTCACGTTAACCCTGAGCGATGGCAAGGTGTTCGCCGGCGTCGGGTTCGTGAAGAGCTTCAGCGCCGCGGGCGGACCGGACGCGGTGGTCGGCGGGCAGTTGTCGCTCCGCGGAACCGGCCAGCCGACGTGGTTCGCGTAAACCGGAGGAAACAGGGCATGAGCATTCGCGACAAGATCAGGGCGGCGGAGGATCGGGGTTTCGAGGACGTCACCATCGAGGAATGGGATGTGACCGTCCGGGTGACGGCGCTGTCGGCCGCCGAGATCATCAGCCTGTCGGACATGGCGGGCGACGGCAAGCGGCTGTCGAAGGCGCTGCTGGCCAGGTCGCTGACCGACGAATCGGGCGGCCGCATCTACGACGACGAGTCGATCGACGAGCTGTTCGACAAGAACATGACCGGCGTCGGCAAGCTGCTGGCGGCCGCGCGGCGCCTGAACGGCATGGAGCACGACGAGGCAAAAAAAGACTAAGTGGCCGGCGGCGGTTCTGCTACCGGCTGGCGCTGGCGCTGGGCGTCTGGGATGTCGACGCGATGCTCGAGCGCATGCCGGCCCGGGCGCTGGACGAGTGGATGCGGTATTACGAGGTCGAGCCCTGGGGCGAGGAGTGCGCCGATTTTCGCGCCGGCATGATTGCCAGCACAATCGCCAACGTGCACCGGCGGCCGAACACGCGCAGCTATGGCCCGGCCGATTTCATGCCCAGCCTGCGGCCGCCGCCGGAATACGCGATCAGCGAAGCAGAGATCGAGCGCAGGATCACCAATTTCATGAGGCGCTATGGCGGTTGACCGCACCAATCTCGAACTGACGGCCGCCGACAAGACG